AATATTATACGGATGGCCGCTTTTGGAATTTGAAATTTTCTTTGAAAATTACAAATCTGCCATTAGGGGGCTCAACATATATAGGCACCCCGAGCACCCCATTCCGTAGAGTTTTGAGAGCCCCCGATTCAGTTCTCAACATGCCTCGTCCTCGTTCATTCCAAATAAAAGCCAAAAACATATTTCTCACTTATCCCAAATGCCCTATTCCCAAAGAAGAGGCACTAGAGCTTATAAAGGCTATTCACTGCCCATCCGATAAATTATTCATCAGAGTAGCTCAAGAGAAACACTCCGATGGGACACTGCATCTCCATGCCCTCATCCAATTCAAAGGTAAAGCCCAATTCAGGAACCCCAGGCATTTTGACATTACGCATCCCAACACCTCCTCACAATTCCATCCGAACTTCCAAGGAGCCAAGTCCAGTTCTGATGTCAAGTCCTATATCGAGAAGGACGGTGATTACGTCGACTGGGGTGTTTTTCAAGTCGACGGAAGATCTGCTAGAGGAGGTCAGCAGACGGCTAATGATGCAGCAGCAGAAGCGCTGAATGCAGGTTCAAAGGAAGCTGCTTTATCTATTATTAGAGAAAAATTACCTAAAGAATATATATTTCAGTTTCACAATTTAAATTCTAATTTAGATAGGATTTTTGCACCTCCTGCAGAGGTTTTTGTTTCTCCTTTTTTAGCTTCTTCATTCGATCAAGTTCCGGAAGAACTTGAATGTTGGGCGGAGGAGAATGTCAGGGATGCCGCTGCGCGGCCTTGGCGACCGGTCAGTATAGTAGTAGAGGGAGAGAGTAGAACTGGGAAGACAATGTGGGCCAGATCACTAGGCCCACATAATTACCTTTGTGGGCATCTAGACTTGAGCCCCAAGATCTACTCAAATGACGCATGGTATAACGTCATCGATGATGTTGACCCCCACTATCTAAAGCACTTTAAGGAATTCATGGGGGCCCAACGGGATTGGCAAAGCAACACCAAGTACGGCAAGCCCATTCAAATTAAAGGGGGCATTCCGACAATCTTCCTATGCAATCCTGGGACCGACATCATCATATAAGGAATATCTCGACGAGGATAAGAATTCAGCTTTGAAGTCCTGGGCACTGAAGAATGCAGAATTCGTCTTCCTCTCAGAGCCACTGTACTCAGGTACCCATCAAAGTACAGCACAGAATAGCCAAGAAGAGGACAATCCGCAGGAGGAGAGTTGATCTACCCTGCGGCTGCTCTTACTTCTTTCCAATAACCTGTGCCAACCATGGATTTTCGCACCGGGGAGTACATCACTGCAACTCAGGCAGAGAGTGGCGTCTATACCTGGACGGTCAGAAATCCCCTCTATTTCAAGATTACCAAGCACCTGGAGAGGCCATTCCTGAGGGACCACGACGTAATAACAATCCAGGTCCAGTTCAACTACAACCTGAGGAAAGCACTGGGGATGCACCAGTGTTTCCTGATCTGCCAGATCTGGACTCGTTTACGTCCTCAGACTGGGCGTTTCTCAAGAGTATTTAAAGTTCAATGTATGCAGTACTTAGATAAATTAGGCATTATTAGTGTCAACAATGTAATTAGGGCTATAAATCATGTACTGTATGATGTACTGGAGGGCACAATTGATGCTCAATTGACACATATAATAAAATATAATCTTTATTAATTCTGGACTGAATCATAGAAGTAGATGCGGATCTTCAGTGTAGCATACACGGGGTTAGAGGCATGAGTACATGCCATATACAATATTAATGCGTTCTCAGTGTGATTCTCGTAAGCAGCCTTCTCCTGATGGTTGTAGACGACGTGATTGTTGATCTTCCAGAACTTCTTCACCATGACCTGTTCCTTGCACGCGTACTGCCCTCCAGTGAGCGTGGCTTGAAACCTATGCAGCACCTGCAGACGATCACGAAGATCGTTCTTGATAGTGGCTGTACTGGGCTCATTGTCGTACATGTTGAATGCCTCGCCGAACCCATAGGGCGTTGTCACAGGACGCCTATCCCTAACTAACCAGAACATGACTGTGTTCGTGTGATTCTTCGTCTTGATGTTCTCATCCATCCATAACTTACCCAGAATGTAAATAGACTTAATACAGAACCTCTTCCCAGTGCGATGAGTCAACCCATTTCCACGAGTAACATCCGACACACATAATAATGTACCCGTATGACCAACATCGTGCTTTTTCTCGAAAGACTGAACCTTACATGGACCCTCACAACCACGCGGGACATCAGGGCTTCTGTACATTCTGTACAGTCTGGGCTTGCGATACGTGGGCCTGTACGTCCAGGCATTCTTTCGGGTTATGCCGAGGACAGTGCGGGCAGCAGCACGGTTCATTCCGGGGGAATCGAAGTTCAACCGGCGACGTACTTTGGAGACGGGTGTTGAAATGACTATATCGGCGGGTCGCTTCGACATAGTTGCCAGCTCGTACAATAGAAATTAAATCACGAATAAGATCGTAACCTACCGTATCCGGAGCATACGTATCCGCTACAGTCTGCAGGTATTTGATAGCGAGCATACAACGGAAACCGTGAAGAGTTTCCGGAAACTCGTGTTCCAACGGATCCCACATTTTGAATTTACCTTCGAGGGGAAGTTATTTATGGCGGGACCACAAGGATATCTAAGCTTTGAGCGCGCATTCTCATTGGCCGACCAAAGATAGTGCGTGGGGTCCACTAAAGTAAAAGAGGACAAAAATTTGCGCGGCCATCCGGT